TCGCGCGGTTCTCGCCGGCGGCCCATCGCGTCACGTCGCGATCGACTTCGACACGCAACCGCACGTGGCGACTGACAAAACTTCCAGCGGGACGAGCGGGGCGTGGCACGCGCGGCGTTCTATGCCGTGGCAGCCGTTGTAAGACAAGAGTAGCCATGAGGAGTAAATAGGCGCCGGTATTAGCGTTTCCAAGCGTTAAGTGGCGAGGGCGTGGCGCCATCCTGCGGCACGGAGCGTCACGGAGAAGTGTCTCTGGGTGAACGCCGGACGGGTGGGCGCGCGGAGAACCTCCGAGCAACCGGTTGCTACTATTCGTGTCTGCTCCTGGTGCGCGCCGAGATCCACGGCCCACCCACCGCGAGCCACGCACGCCCACTCCGGGCGCATTGCGACCGGTTGCGACGCGTTGGTGCGGATTGTTCCGCATGCCGATCGGTGGGAACGTGTAGGAACATTTCCCATGACGTCGCATGAGGTCGCATCAAGTCCAAAAGACGCAAAACTTGCTGCGAACCACTAGACACGAACGCGAGCTTGGGTATAGAGCACGCGATGCGTGCGATGCCGTCGCACGCACACATTGCTGGACCTGCAGATCTGTTCGCGGTGGTGGTGGGGTCATCCGGTCTGACCGGATGAAGGGGAGGCGGCCCGTGTCAGAGGGGTAGACCGTGCAGCCCCGCGACGCCGTCAGGTTCGCCAGATCGGATCGCGGGCGTGAAGAGGTACGATCGGATGGCGAAGAAACACCCTGTACGTCACCGCCGTCGTCCGGCGACGGGCAGCGCACCGATGCCGACGCCATCCGGTGCGCTCGAGCCGCTCCTCGGCCTGGACGACGTCGCCGAGCTCTGCGGGGTGGCGCGCCGCACAGTGGACCGCTGGGTGAGGGAAGGGCGGCTCCGAGGAATCAAACTGGGCCAGGGGAAGCAGGGCAACATCCGCTTCCACGCGGCCTACGTGCGCACCGTGCTCGAGCTCATGCAGCGGACCGGTGAGCTCCCACCGGCGGCAGCGTGACCGCGATGGCCGAGATCGAGATCTCCGAACCGCTGCTGTACCTCGACCAGGTGGTGGCGCTGCTCGGGATCCCCGAGCGTGAAGTGCGCGAACTCATCCGCGATGGAAAACTCGTCGCGGTCCACTTTAGCCGAAAACAGGTCCGCATCCTGCGCAGCGATCTCGAAGCCTGCGTCCGCGACCTGCGCGCGGTGCCAGCCCCGTCGGATCCCTCCGACCGATGACGTTGCGGAGTCTCCGCGCCGGCGATCCGCTGCTGATCCCGGTCGAGCCCGACCCGGTGCTCCGGGCCGTCGACCGCCTGGTCGACGAGCTCCCGGAGCAGAAGCTGCTGCCGTTCATGATGCAGCTGAACGGCGCGGCGCAGCGGGCCGGCGGCCGCCTCTTGCTCGAGCACCAGCAGGAATCGGCCGAGGCGATCATGAGCCGGGCCGACGTGCTCGGCGAGCTCCGCGTGCTCGATCCGAAGACGGACCCGGACCGCTGGTTCAACAACGAGGCGGCGAAGCTGATGCGCCTCGGCGACGGCGACTGTCGGGGACCGGGCGGCGAGATCCTCTACTCCCGCCGCAAGTTCGAGGCCTGGAAGGCCGGTGGCGAGGCGTGGGCAGCGGTGAAGCGCGAGGCGGCGTCGCGGCGGCGACGGGAGGGCGGATGATGCGGCGGACTGGACAACGACCGGACGGGACGGCGAAGGTCCCCGGCATGAAGCCACGCAGTCACACCTACGGAATGGGCCGCATCTTCCGGAAGGTTCGCACCGGCGTCCCCTATGGCAACTGGATCGTCGAGTACTTCGTGCGGGGGAGGCAACGCCGCGAGAATAGCAAGAGCATGGACGAGCAGACCGCGCTCCGGCTCCTCAAGCAACGCCTCGCTGAGGTGCAGAGCGGGCGCTCCCCGGCAGCCGGTGCCGGGACCGTCACGCTCGGCGACCTGATCGACGATCTCCGCGACCGCTACGCCCTCGAGGGCCGCCCGAACCTCAAGAACGTCCGCTCGTACCGTGCCGCGTGGGCATCGGTCCTCGATCTCGACATGCGCGCCGCGGACCTCCGCACGACGGCCCTGACGGCGGCGGCGCTCCGCTGGCAGGCGGCACAGATCGCGCCCGCCTCGATCAACAAGCGGATGCAGTTCCTGCGCCGGGCGCTCTCGCTCGGCGCGAGCGTCACGCCGGCGCGGGTGACCATGATCCCGACGTTTCCCCCGAAGCTCGCCGAGGACAACGTTCGCGAGGGCTGGTTTGCCGATGCCACGGTGGTGCAGTTGCTCGCCCACATCGGCGCCCGGGATCCCGTGGTCCGCGACGTCCTCGAGTGGTTCTTCTGGACGGGCATGCGTCCGGGCGCGATCCGGGACCTCGCCTGGCCGTCCATCGACCGACAGACCTGGGCGCTCCGGCTCGTGAAGAAGAATCGCGCGAACAAGGGAAAGCCGAAGCTGCTCCCGCTCCGCGGCCCGTTGCGTGCGATCGTCCAGCGGGCGTGGGAGCGCCGCCTCGCGCACGCGAAGGCGACCGGGGTCGTTGTCGAGTGGGTCTTCTGGCGCGTGCACGACGGGCCGGCGCTCGCCGGCCTCGCGCCCGGTGATCCCGTCCGGGTCGTCGACTACCGCAAGCTCTGGACCTCTGCCTGCGCGGCGGTGGGCTGCGTCGGGATGGTGCCCTACGATCTCCGCCGCACCGCGGTCCGGAACATGCTGCGCGCCACCGGCAACGACGAGGCGACGTGCATGGCGATCACGGGCCACAAGACGCGCGCCATGATCCAGCGCTACAACATCGGCGAGGCCGCCGAGCTCGAGATGGCCCTCGCCCGGACCTTCCAGGCCCATCAGGACGTCCTCGGACGGGCGCCGGAGGAGGGGGTGAGGGCGGATGTGGGGCGGATCTTTTCCGACGGTGATCCGCAACCGTCGGTGCGGTCGCTTCGAAAAGCCAGGAAATAGGCGGGTTTTCGATGATGGATACGGATCGATGACGCTCGTTTTCCCCCCGAATCAGGCTTCGAACCTGCAGGTCGCCCGTTCGAATCGGGCCGGGCGCGCTCCGGAGATCGAGAGATCTCACGCGGTTAGCGGCCCAGAATTGGGCTATGCCGTACAGAAGCTTGCTAGTGAGGGCGGATGTGGGGCGGATCTTTCCGCCCCCCCGCACCGCTGGTCCGACTGGCAGGGTGTCGCCGGCGGCCTCGAGGCGCGCCGCTGCGTCGCGTGCGGCGCCGTCGAGCGTGCCCTCGAGCCGTCCGGAGGAGGTGAGGCATGAACGAGGTCGAGCGCGAGACGCCGGAGGCGCCGGCGGTAGAGACGGCGCTCAAGCCCTGGGTCCTCGAGGTCCCGCCGGGCGTCGCCGCCGGGCGCGCGTGGCTGATGCCGCCGCAGAGCTTCGCCGAGGCGATGCAGATCGCCGAACTCCTCGCGAAGTCGAGCTTCGTGCCGAAGGCGTATCGCGAGAAGCCGGGCGACGTCCTCTGCGCCATCCAGTTCGGCGGCGAGATCGGCCTGCCACCGTTGCAGGCGCTGCAGACGATCGCCGTCATCGGCGGGCGCCCGGCGGTCTGGGGCGACGGCGCGCTCGGGCTCGTCGAGGCGTCGGGCTTGCTCGTGCAGAAGCGCGAATGGCTCGAGGGCGAGGGCGACAGCCAGGTCGCCTACTGCGAGGTGCTGCGGCGCGGGAAGCCCGAATCGATTGTGCGGTGCTTCTCGGTCGCCGATGCCAAGCGCGCCAACCTCTGGGGCAAGAAGTCGGCGGACGGTATCCCGAGCCCGTGGGTGCTCTACCCGACGCGGATGCTGCAGATGCGTGCGCGCTCCTGGGCGCTCCGCGACGAGTTCCCCGACGTACTGCGCGGCCTGGCGATCCGAGAGGACGTCGACGACATCGACACGGGTGCGCCCATCGTCCGGCTCCCCGAGCGTCGCGTGCCCGGGATCGCGGAGCCGACCGGCGACGAGCCGACCACGCGAATGGCGCAAGGAACGGAACCGGGGGCGCCGGAGCCCGCGCCACCCGCTGCGACGACGGCGATGGCCGCGGACGAGCCGCTCTGCAGCGACGAAGAGCGGCGGACGCTGCTCCAACGGTGTCACGAGCACGGCAAGAGCTTCGACGCGCTCCAGGCGTGGTTGAAGGCGCAGGGCGCGGCGAGCACGACCGCCATCCCCCGCCGGCTCTATGACGCTGCCTGCGCGTGGGCCTCCGCCACGCCGAGCGGGCGCGGGGCCGCGTGATGGCGGACCTCCGCCTCGCGGCCCCGGCGTCCCTGCATCGGGCGGACGTGCGGGTCGACCCGACCACGCACACCTACTGGCTGGGCGCGCAGCGCCTGCCGGGCGTGACGGAAATCCTCACCGGACTCGGCTTGCTCACGCTCCCCCCCGACGCGCCGACGGTCCGGCTCGCGGCGGCGCGGCAGCGCGGGAGCGCCGTCCATCTCGCGCTCTCCTTCCAGCACGAGGGCACGCTGGATCCGGCCTCCGTGGATCCCCGGCTCGACGGCTACCTCTTCGCGTGGGACGCCTTCTGCGCGCGGCACATGGCTGACTTCCGGCCGCGATACGTCGAACAGCCGCAGGCCGATCCGCTTCTCGGATTCGCCGGCACGCCGGATGTGGAAGGCCTTCACGGCACTGACGACCGGAGCCCGTGGGTCGTCGAGGTGAAGACCGGGCCGTTTCAGCCGGGGCACCTCCTCCAGGTTGCCGGCTACACGCTCCTCGTCCGCGCCGGGCTGACGCACGGGTGGCCGACCGGGATCGTCGTGACGCTCCGCGCCGACGGCGGCTTCGCCCTCTACCGCGCCACGTCCCGCGACCAGACGATCTTCCGCGCCGCGCTGATGGTCTGGCAGCATCACCTTGCGACGGAGGCCCGCCATGGTCGCTAAGCCGGCCGCCGTGATCCCTGACGCCGACGTGCTGGCCGACGAGACGGCGCTCGTGGCGGCGGACGCCCGCCAGCTCATGATCACGAGCGCGGAGACGTATGCGCAGGCTGGCGTGGTCCTCCGTGCCATCAAGGCGCTCCGCGCCAAGGTCGAGACGGCCTGCGCGCCGGTCGTGCGCGCGACGCATGCTGCCCATCGCGCCGCGTGTAGCCAGCGGGCGCAGCTCGAGGCCCCCCTAGTCGAGGCCGAAGGCCGTCTGCGGCGGGCGATGACGTCCTATCTCGACGCCGCCGAGCGCGCCCGGCGCCAGGCCGAAGCCGAGGCGGCGGCCGCCGTGCGCCGCCGCGACGAGGACCTGGCGCTCGCCGAGGCCGCGGCCCTCGAGGCCGCCGGGCAGCCGGAGGCGGCGGCCGAGGTGCTCACGGAGGCGCTGACGCCGCTGGCGCCGCCCGTCGTCGTCGCCGCGGTGCCGGCGGTCGCGGGCATCAGCGCGCGCGTCGTCTACCGCGTGGTCGTCGACGATCTCCGCGCGCTCGTCGCGGCCATCGTCGCCGGCCCGGTCCCGCTCGGCGCGGTCGTGCCCCACCAACCGACGCTCGATGCGGCCGCGCGCGCGCTCCGCGAAGAGTTTTCCTGGCCAGGCTGCCGGCTCGTTCGGGAATCGACGCTCGCGGTGCGAGCGGCGGAGGACGCATGACCGATCAGCGCCCCGTGCGCGCACGCCATGCCCGCACGCGCGCCACGTCTCAGCGTGACGGCGTCGGGGAACCGGCCCGCTGGCCGGGGCGTGCGCGGACGGGGCGACGGGTGGCGGAGGGTGCGGTGGTCGTCGCTGCCGAGACCGGCCGGCCGGCCGCCGCCCCGTTCATGCTTCCGGGCTAGGAGCGGGCGGTGGTGGGGCGGCGGCAGCTCACGGGGTACCAAACGACGCAGGCGACGGCGGCATGGTGCCGTCATCCGGCCCGCGCGCTGGCGTACCAGGCCGGCGGGTACGCGGCGCGCAACCGCGTGCGCTGCCGGCAGTGTGGCGAGGAGTGGCTCGCCGCCGACTTCGTCGGGCGACCGCGCGACAAGCGGAGGCGATGAATGCCCGGCACGCTGCTCGAGCCGATCGACGTCGGCCGCGCCATCGAGTCCTTGCCGCGACGCGAGCGCCTCGTCTTCGTGCTCCATGAGGTTCTCGGGTTCACGCTGTTCGACGTGGCCGCTGTTCTCGAGGTCAGTCGCTCCCGCGCCTGGCAACTGCGCCAAGCTGCGCGGCAGCGCCTGCGGCGGTGGCTCGAGGATGGCTCGCACCATCGTCGCCGGAGGGCCGCAGCATGAGCGCGACGCCGCTCTTCGACGCTCCGCGACCTACGGGCGACATCGTCGTCGCGTTCTTCGTCGCCGGCCTCCCTGTCCCCGGCGGCTCGAAGGTCGCCTATCCAATCCGCGGCCGCGGTGGGCGGATGCACGTCGCGGTGAAGGACTCGAGTGGTCCCCCCGGCCAGCGCTGGCGGGCGGCGGTGCAGATCGTCGCATCGGAGGCGCGCACCGACCCGCCGCTCGAGGGGGCGCTCGGCGTCACCATGTGCTTCACCCTGCCGCGGGCGAAGTGGCACACCGGGACGCGGGGCTTGAAGCCCTCGGCGCCCGCGTGGCCGATGACGCGTCCGGATGTGTTGAAGCTCGCGCGCGCCGTCGAGGACGCCTGCACGGGGATCATCTGGCGGGACGACGCGCAGATCGTCCGGGAGCTCCTGGTGAAGACCTACGGCGAGCGCATCGGCGTCACGGTCACGATCGCGGAGCTCGAGGCGTAGTGGCGCGCGTGCTCTGCATCGGGGCCGGCTTCGGCCTGCCGGTCGAGGCCGTGACGCAGACGTTTGGCATCCTCGCGAAGCGCGGCGCGGGGAAGACCTACTGCGCGCTCGTCCTGGTCGAGGAACTCCTCGGCGCTGGGCAGCGCGTCGTCGTCGCCGATCCGGTGGGCGTCGCGTGGGGCCTGCGGGCGAACGCCGCCGGCACCGGGCCCGGCATCCCGATCGTCGTCTTCGGCGGCGACCACGGCGACGTGCCGCTCGAGGAGACCGCCGGCGAGACGATCGCGGACTGGGTGATCGCCGACGGATCGGCCGTCCTCGATCTCTCGCTGCTCCGGAAGAGCGCGCAGGTCCGCTTCATGGCGGACTTCTGCGAGCGCCTCTACCACAAGAACCGCGCCCCACTGCACGTCGTGCTCGACGAGGCGGATGCGTTTGCCCCCCAGCGCCCGATGCGCGGCCAGGAGCGCATGCTCGGCGCCGTCGAGGATCTCGTCCGCCGCGGCCGGGCGCGCGGGCTCGGCGTCTCGCTCGTCACGCAACGCGCCGCCGTGCTCAACAAGGACGTCCTCACGCAGGTCGAGGTGCTCGTCGCGCTCCGGACGATCGCGCCGCAAGATCGCGACGCGATCGACGCCTGGATCAAAGTCCACGGGACGCCCGAGCAGCGCGCCGAGCTCATGGCGTCGCTCCCGTCGCTCCCGATCGGCACCGCCTGGTGGTGGTCGCCCGGCTGGCTCGACCTCTTCCGGAAGGTGAAGACGCGGAAACGCCGGACGTTCGACTCGTCGGCCACGCCGAGCGCCCAGGCCCAGCGGATCGAACCGAAGGCGCTCGCACCAATCGACCTCGAGGTACTCAAGGGCCGGATCGCCGCGACGGTCGAGCAGGCGAAAGCGAGCGACCCGCGGCGGCTCCGCCAGCGCATCACCGAGCTCGAGCGCGCGCTGGCGCAACACGGAACGCCTGCAGCGGCGCGCGTCGAGGTTCCCGTGCTCTCGGCGACGGAGCGCCAGACGCTCGAGCGCCTGATCGCTGCACTTGATGGCCTCGTCCACAGCATGGACGCTGTCTCGCAGGCGACGACCGCGAAGCTCGGCGCGATCGCCGGGACGCTGGCGGGGATGCGCGAGCCCGTCGCCCAGGTGCTCGATCGCGCGCGGTCGGGATCTACTCTGAAACCATCCCTTCCGACGGGGATATCGCCGCCACGCGCACATCGGAATGGCGGGGCGCCGCGTCCAGCCGACACCGATATCGGCCGCGGAGGCCTTCGGCGGATGCTCGTCGCCCTGGCGCAGCGCCCACAGGGGCTCACGCGGGCCCAGCTCGGTGTGCGCGCCGGACTCTCGAGCCGCAGTGGCACCTTCGACACGTACCTGTCGCGGGCGCGCGGCCACGGCTGGATCGACGGGCCCGCGACGGCGCTCCGGATCACCGATGCCGGCGTCGCGGCGCTCGGCGACTTCGATCCATTGCCGATCGGCGCCGAGCTGCTCGCCTACTGGCTCCGCCAGCTCGGCGGGAGCGGCGCGGCGCGGATGCTGCGCGCGCTCGCTGATGTCTATCCGCAGGCGCTCGCCCGCGACGAGCTCGGGACGCGGGCACAGCTCAGCGACCGCAGCGGGACCTTCGACACGTATCTCTCGCGACTGCGCGCGCTCGAGCTCGTGGAGGGCCGCGGCGAGCTGCGCGCGAGCGAGGAGCTCTTCACGTGAGCCTCGGCACGTGCCGCGAGCGCTTTCTCGCCATCGGCTTCACGTCTGACGAATGCGATGTATTCGACCTCGTCACGACGGCGGCGACGGCCGTGCTTGCGCTGCCCGTACTGCACCCGATGGACCGCGAGGAGTTCTGCCACGCCTTCCACGTCATCCAAGACAAGCTGCTCGCGCGCCCGGGTCTCCGCACGATCGGCTGGGACAAGGACTGATGCCGGGCGCGACCTGCAAGGGCTGCGGCCGGCCGATCACCTGGGCGGTCTCGCCGGCGGGCGCGCAGCTCCCGCTCGAACAGGTCTACAGCTACCGCTTCGAGGCGCTCGGCGTCTCCGATCCCGGGCGACCGCCGCGCGTCGATCGCGGCCCGGCCGTCTGGATCTCGCACTTCGTGACCTGCAAGAACCGTGAGCAGTTCAGCGGGAAGAACCGCGAGCGCAGCTAGATGGCGTGGGCGGCGATCGACGACGCGATTCTCGACAACGGGAAGATCGGCCGCGCCGGCGCGCTCGGGCTCCTGCTCCACACCGCGGCGATCTCCTGGTGCGCGCGGAACCTGACCGACGGCCGGCTCCCGAAGGCGAAGGTCGCGCTCCTGCTGAACCTGAGCGGCGTGACGGTCGCGCCCGGGAACGATGCCGGCGTGGCACGACGGCGTGGCGCGGTCTCCCCGGAGGTCGTGCAGCCCGATGCCGAAGCGATCGCCGACCACCTGGCGGCGATCGGCTTGTGGCACGACCGGGGCGAGACCTGGGAGATTCACGACTATCTCAAGTACAACCCGTCGCGCGCCGACGTCCTCGAACGCCGGGCCGCGACGCGGGCGAGAATGCAGAAACATCGCAGGCTTGCGGGATGTGACGCCGTCAGTGACGCCGTCACCAACGACGCATCCCCTTCCCCTTCCCCTGTAGAAGAAAAAGATCCGGATCCGGACGCGCGCGCGCGCGCGACTGGAGTCGAGGGCCGCACGCGCGCGCGGGACCCGGACGGCCGGACTGCGCAGCGCATGCGCCGCGGTCCGGCTCGCGCGGCGCCGGGCACGCCCCGCGGCGGGGCGCCCACGCTGCTCGGCGACATCCTCGCCGCCGCGGCGCGGCGCGCACAGGTGCCGCCATGACGGTCGTGCGCGTGCCGAAGAAGGAGCACCGGCTGCCCCAGGAGCGCCGGCGGCGGAAGGCCGTGATGCTGTTCCTCAACGAGGAGGAATTCGCGCGGGTGACGGCCGAGGCTGAGGCGGTCGGCATGCCGCGAGCGACCTATATCCGATGGCAGCTGTTCTATGCGGGCAAGGAGGACCACGATGGCGATCGGGGACCCGATCACGATGGAGCTCCGGCTGGCGAAGATCGCGACCGGGGCGACGGTCCGCAAGGGCGAGGTCGTCGGCGTGACGACCCGGCTCACGTTCGAAGCCGATGACGTCGGGGAGGAGCAGGTCGAGCAGCTCGCCCGGCTCCAGCATCACCAGGCGGTCCGGGTGATCGTGCAGGCCGCGCAGCTCGAGCTCGAGCTCCACGGGCCGAAAGGGCGGAGCCGCCGCGCGTGATGAGGGCGGCTGCCGTCCAGAATAGCCCGCGCTGCGCCACAGGCGGGCCCACGCGCCCGCGGATCACGCAGCGTAGAGAATCCGACCGGCTTCCGGCGGTCAGGACGCTGTGCGGTCCGCTGTGCGGCTCGCGTCTTGGAACGCATCATGCTATCGGGCGGGACAGACCACCCTCGGTCCGTTCCCGCCGGCGCGGCGGGACCTCGTCGTCGCCCGTCGCGCCGGCCCACCACCCGATGCTGGCTACCGAATTGATGCCCGAGGCCAGGCTGCTCCGGCGGCGGTGGCGCCATGCCACCTGATCGGGTGCTCCTCGTCGCGGCGTTCGTCTCGTTCGCCATCGCGGTGCCCCCGCTCCCGCTGCGGATCAACCTGGTCGCGCTCGGGCTCGCGCTCTACACGCTAACGCTGCTGGTCCGATGACGATCGGCGTCGCGATCCAGCTCGATCTCGAACCGGCGTACCGGCTGCTGCCGTTTCTGCGCCCGGGCGACTTCCAGGAGGTCGCGGCGCTCGCGCTGAACGACACCGCGAAGAACGCGCAAGTCGAAGCGGCGCAGCGGCTCCGCCCGCTGCTCGGCATCCCGAGCGCCGACATCAAGGCCGCGTTCCAGATCGAGCCCGCGACGGCGAACCACCTCGAGGCGGCGCTCGTCGTCGGCGGCCGCCCGATCCCGCTCGCGCAGTTCAAGCCCCACCAGACGACGACCGGTGTCTCGGTGTCGATCGGCGGGAAGCAGGAGCAGTACGCGCACGCCTTTCTCGCGACGATGCGGACCGGCCACCGCGGCGTCTTCCGCCGGCGGACCCGGCAGCGGCTCCCGATCTTCGAGGTCTACGGGCCGTCGGTCCACGGGATGCTCGCGCGGCGCGACGTGCTCCCGCCGCTCTGCGAAGACATGCGCGACCGGCTGATCAAGAACCTCCTCCGCCAGGGCGACCGCCGCGCACGCCGGAACGCCGGGCGCGGCGGGCGCCCGCGCGGGAAAGGACTCGCGGGATGACGATCTGGGATATCCTCGCCGCGCTCATCGCGGTCGGTCTGATCCTCGGCGGCGTCGCCTACTTCCGCTGGCGGCGCGACCAGAAAGAACCGCTCGTCTTGCCGGACGACGAGACGACGCCGCGGCCGCCGCAGCGGCCAGACCGGACGCTCTGACGCGGGTCGCAGCGGCGAGAGAACGTCGAGCAGGAAAGGAACGAGCGATGGCAGCACGATCGAAGCAAACGTTGAAGCGGAAGTTGAAGCGGAGTGCAGCAGCGACGACCATCGTCCGCACCAAGCCACGGCGGCGGAAGCCAAGCACGACGCGAGCAGACGAGACAGCGAACGAAGGCGAAGCGAACGAAGCGAACGACGAAGGCGAGAGCTAGAAAGTCAACTGGAGCGAAGCGCGAGATGCGAACGGCGGTGGCGGCACCCCGATCGGTGGGTCCTTCGGGCCTAGGCCCTAGGGGGCGGGCGCGCCGACCGCGAAAAATCGCGGAAATCTGGGTCGCGCCAGGGTACTCACGGGCGGATGCGGGCGATCCAGGGCGGCGCCGGGCGCGCTAGGCAACGAGCGGCGCCTGCAGGCGGGCCGGTGCGGGCATGGCCCGGGTGAGCCAGGCCGCGTACGCGCGGAGCCGCGGCATCACGCGGCGCGCGGTCCGCAAGCGCACCATCGGGCAGGGAGGCCCGCTCCCCACGTACGGCCCGCGGAGGCAGATCGACGAGGCGGAGGCGGACGCGCTCTACGAGGCGACGATGGCGCCGAACGGCGCTGCGACGTCGCGGTACCGGGCGCCGGCCGCCGAAGCGCCGGCGGCGAGCCCGGCGCCGGACAGCCCGGTTCTCGAGAGCGCGTCGCAGCTCGTGCAGTCGCGGACCGCCATGCTGGCGACGGAGCTCGAGCTGAAGCGGCTCGAGCTCGAGCAACGCCGCGGCGAGAGCCTGCGCCGCGCACCGACCCTGGACAAGCTCTTCGCCTTCTCGCGGCTGCTGCGCGACAGCTGGCAGGCCTGGCCGGCGCGCGTCGGGCCGCAGCTCGCGGCCGACTTCGACCTGGACGCGACGGCCGTCACGGTCGCCTTGGAGGGCTACGTCCGTGAGCAGCTCGAGCAGCTCAGCCGCGAGCGCCTCGAGCTCTGAGGGCGACGCCGCCGTCGACGCGGCGCTCTACGACGGCCTGACGCCCGACCCGGCGATCACGGTCTCCGAGTGGGCGGATGCGCACCGCGTGATCTCGGGCCGGACCGCGAACGAGCAGGGCCGCTGGCGGACGGCGCGCGCGCCGTATCTCCGCGCGCCGTTCGATCTCCTCAGCGTGACCTCGCCGATCCGGCGGGTCGTTATCCAGAAGGCGTCGCAGATGGGCTTCACGGAAAGTGCGGTCAACTGGCTCGGCTACGTGATCCATCACGCCCCGGGGCCGTTTCTCTTCGTCGAGCCGACGGTGGAGCTCGGCAAGCGCGTCGCGCGGCAGAAGATCGATACCGCGATCGCCGCGAGTCCCGTGCTGCGCGCCCGGGTCGCCGCGCCGCGGAGCCAGGGCGCGAGCAACTCGGCGCTGCTGAAGGAGTTTCCGGGCGGCCTCGTCGTGATCACGGGAGCCAACTCGGCAGCCGGGCTCTGCTCCACGAGCTGCCGGTACGCCGTCCTCGACGACGTGGACCGCTATCCGCCGAACGTCGAGGGCGAGGGGAGCCCGATCGGCCTCGTCGAGGCGCGGTCGCGCACGTTCGGCGCGCGGCGGAAGGAGCTCTTGATGTCGTCGCCGACGATCACCGGCTACAGTCTGATCGAAGCAGAGTATCAGGCGACGGATCAGCGGCGCTACTTCGTGCCGTGCCCGGCCTGCGACACGTTCCAGGTGCTCGAGTTCGCGCACCTCACATGGGAGGCGGGGCGGCCGAAGACGGTGCGCTACGGCTGCGTCGCCTGCGGGCACCAGATCCGCGAGGCGGCGAAGACGCGGATGCTGGCACGCGGCGAGTGGCGCGCGACGGCGCCGGCGACGGATGCTGGCGTCGCCGGGTTTCACATCAACGCGCTCTACTGTCCCGTCGGCTGGTGTTCGTGGGCCGAGATCGCGACGGAGGCGGAGCGCGCGGCCCGCGATCCGCAGCGGATGCAGACGTTCACGAACACCATGCTGGGCGAGTCGTTCGCGCAGCGCGGCGAAGCACCCGACTGGAAGCGGCTCCGCGAGCGCCAGACCGCCGACCCGCTCGGCCGCATCCCGCCGGGTGCGTGTCTGCTCACGGCCGGCATCGACGTCCAGCGCGACCGCGTCGAGTGCTCGATCTGGGGCTGGGGCCGCGGGCGGCGGTCCTGGCTCGTCGACCACCAGGTGCTCGACGGCGACGTCGCGCTCGATGCCGTCTGGGCGCGGCTGACGGAGCTCGTCGCGCAGACGTGGGCCGCCGGCGCGCTCGCGCTCCCGCTCCAGCGGGTCGCGATCGATACGGGCTTCGCGACGACGCAGGTCTACGCGTGGGCGCGGCAGCAACCCGCCGGGCGCGTCGTCCTCGTGAAGGGCGGCCCGATCGGGCCGGCGCTCGTCTCGCTCCCGCGCTCGGCCGAAGCGGTCGAGACGGCAACGCGGCCCGGGCGGCGGCGGCGACGCGCCCGTGGGCTCCGCGTCTGGCAGGTGAACGTGCACGCGCTCAAGGTCGAGACGTACGGCTGGCTCGGGCTGGACGCGCCGGCGCCCGGGACGGCGGCGCCGCCGGGCTGGATCAGTCTCCCCGCCGTCGGCGACGAGTTTCTCCGCCAGCTCACGGCCGAGCAGCTCGTCCGGAAGGTCGTCCGCGGGATCGAGCGCCAGGAGTGGGTAAAGGTCTACAACCGCAACGAGGCGCTCGACTGCCGGATCTACGCCCGCGCCGCCGCGCATCTTGTCGGGATCGACCGGTTGACGGACGACGACTGGACGACGCTCGAGGCGCCGTTCATCCCGCCGGAGCCGCCCGCGCCGCCGCCGCCGCCGAATCCGCGCGCGCCGCAGGAGACGATGCTTGTCGGCGTCGGCGTCCCGCCGCCGCCCCCGACGACGCCGGCCGGGCCGATCCGCTGGCGGAAGTCCGACTTCTGGGATCGGCGGCGGCGCTAGCTCCCAGGCCTGGCTCGGTGGGTCCTCTGTCCGACAGCTCGCGCGGCCGGGAGAGAGCATACACTTGACGCCATAAAGTGTCGGCTGTATATATCGCCCGTGACCGAGGTAATCCTGGTGGACGAAGTGACCGACTGGTACCTCGCGCTAGACGCCGATGACACCCAGGCGGTGTTCGAGGCCATCGAACTGCTGGCGGCGCGTGGGGTCACGCTTGGCCACCCGTACAGCAGCGCGATCAACGGGAGTCGGTACGCGATGCGTGAACTGCGCGTGCAGTCACACGGACGGCCGCTGCGGGTGCTCTATGCGTTCGATCCGCAGCGCCAAGCGGTGCTGCTGCTCGGCGCGGACAAGACCGGGGATGCGCGATTCTACACGTGGGCGATCCCGAAGGCGGAGCGACGGTGGGAAGAATATCTGCGGAGCTAGAATCGGCTCAACGAACCCAAGAGAGGGAAAGGCGATGGCAAGCCACAAGCGGTGGAACGAGATCAAGGCGAAGAATCCGCACATGACGCCGGAGCGGATCGCTGCGGCGAACGCGCGTGTCACACAGGAGCTCGTCGCCATGGACCTGCGCGAGATTCGCGACGTGCTCGGCCTCACCCAGGCCGAAGTCGCCGCGCGCACCGAGATGACGCAGCCGGAAGTGTCACAGCTCGAGCGTCGCCCCGACCACCGACTCTCGACGCTGCGCCGCTACGTCGAGGCGCTCGGCGGCGAGCTCGAGGTAATCGCGACGTTCGGTGATCGGCGCGTGCGGCTGCACGCGGCGGGCTGACGGCGATGCTGGAAGAGAGACCGCAGCGTCCGCGGCGTCCGTCGTCGCCGCCCCGCCGGAGCGATCCCCGGGCGGTCGTTGTGGCGCGCCGGCACGGATACACCGGGCAGCCCTGCCGGGATTGCTACGGAACCGGATACCTCACCAAAGATTCGGGGACGCTGACGGGATGGGCGGAGTGCGACAGCTCCGGATGCCTAGGAACTGGATCGCTCTGGGTTCGCCCCGGCGAGCCGCCGCTCAACGACGCACAGCTCTTGGCCAAGTTCTCGTCCTGACGGTCCCCACGAGTAACGCCGATGAAGACCTACATCGTGTCATTCGAGGTCACGAACCTGAACGCGGCCGCGTTTGTTGAGGCACTCAAGTCGTACAATGGCTACTGCCCGATCAGCAGCGTCTGTTGGGCTATCCGGACCGACAAGACCGCCGTCCAGGTTCGCGATCACCTGCGGGCATTTCTAGCTGCGACCGATCGACTCTTCGTCGTTCGATCTGGAACGGAAGCCGCTTGGAACAACTCCTACGGCCCGAAGTACGATGAATGGTTGAAGACCAACCTATGAGCGGCTGGGATACGACGCCGAAGCCTCCCAGCCGTGAGACGGAGGTCCTCATCAGACGAGGGCGAGTCGCCTCCGTGGACCTCTACGAGATTAAGGACAGCGAGTTGGAGCTGCTGGAGAAGGGGTCACCGGCGGGTCTATACCTCAACTTCGCCATCTTCCTCCTCTCGATGGCGTTCTCGGCGATCGTCGCCATTTGCACCGCGGCCAGCTTTGTCAGCCCCGTGGCGGAAACCCTCTTCTTGATCGTTGCGGTCGTCGGGATTCTCGGCGGCGTGTTCCTCTTGATACTGTGGATGCGCACGCGGGCGTCGATCCGGCTGATCGTCGCCGTGATCCGGCAGCGCATACCTCCGGACCAGAAGGCGCTCGCAGAAGAGCGGATTGAACGTCCCCGGGAATGAGAGCCCGCGACGGCGGGACCAGAATCAGCTTCCCCCACAACGTCGGTCTCTGCCCGGGCCTCGCAGCGCCCCTGGCACATCTGCTACGCTTGCCGCCGATGATGACGCCGACGGACGGCGGGCTTCCGCTTCCGGTGACGCCCGACGATCTCGCGGCGCTCATCCGGGCGATTCTCGGCGGCGTCCAGTCGGTCCGCTACGCCGACCGCGCCGTCACCTACATGAGCCTCAGCGACATGCTGAAGGCGCTCCAGATCGGCGGCGGACTCGTCGCGCCCGGCAGCAACCGGCCGCGCGTCCGCGGCGCCTGCTTCTCGAAGGGACTCTTCGGCTACTTCCCCGGCGGTCCCGAGCACGCCGAAGTCGCTGACATCGCGTGGGAGCGCCGCCGGTGAGCGCGCCGGCGCTGCGGACGCCGGGCGGCGCCGTGGCGTCGCTCTCGCGGCTCGACCGCTGGATTGCGGTCGTCTCGCCGCAGCGCGCCGTCCGGCGAGTCCGCGCGCGGCTGCTGCTCGAGACGCTCGGCCGGGCCTACGAAGGATCAGCGAACGGGCGGCGGACCGAAGACTGGTTCACGGCTGACGGCGGCTCGGTATCCGCCGAAACGCGCTACGCGCTCGCGACGCTCCGGAACCGGAGCCGCGATCTCTGCCGGAACAATCCCTACGGGCGCCGCGCCATCCGGCGGCTCGCGACTAGCGTCGTCGGGAGCTACGGGATCAGCGCGACGCTCACCGGGCCGAACCAGCGCGCGGTCGCGCGGATGACCGATCTCTGGACGCAGTGGACGACGGCGACGCTCTGCGACGCGCGCGGCAAGCAGACGTTTGGCGGGCTGCAAGGGCTCGCCGCCCGGACGCTCTTCGAGTCGGGCGAGGTCCTCGCGCTCCGGCGCTGGGGACCGATGAACGGCGGGCCGCCGTCGCCGCTCTCGCTCCGGATTCAGGTGATCGAGCCCGACTATCTCGACCCGCAGCGGGACAACAGCGTCCCCGGCTACTACGGCATCGCGCCGGACGAGATCCGGGAGGGGAACCGGCTCGACCAGGGCGTCGAGCTCGACGGCGACGACCGGGCGGTTGCGTACTGGCTCTTCCCGCGGAATCCGGGCGACGGCGTCGTCGCGATCGGGACGACGGGCGGCGCGACGGGCGGCGTATCGAGCGTGATGATTCCCGGCATGAGCTCGACCCGCGTCGATGCGGCGAACGTGCTCCACATCTTCCAGGAAGAGCGCGCCGGGCAGGTCCGCGGCGTCCCGGTCCTCGCGCCGGTCGTGATCCGGATCCGCGATCTCGACCAGTACCTCGACACGCAGCTCGTCCGGCAGAAGATCGCTGCCTGCTTCGCCGTCTTTCTCTCGGAGCCCGAGGGCTCGCTCGATCTCATGGGGAACCAGCGGGAGCCGGTCGACCTCTGCGATCACGTCGAGCCGGGGATGATCACGAAGCTCCCGTCGGGCTTCGAGCCGTCGTTCGCGCAGCCGCAGAGCGTCGAGGACAAGCAGTTCGTCACCGAGATCCTCCAAGGGATCGCGAGCGGGACCGGGCTCCCGTACGAGGAGCTCGCGGCCGACTACTCGCAGGTCAACTTCTCGTCGGCCCGGATGGCGCGGACGACCTTCAACGAGCTCGTGAACGAGCTCCAGTGGCTCGTCGTGATCCCGCAGTTCTGCGACCGCGTCTTCGGCTGGTTCCGCGACGCCTGCGTCACGGCCGGCGTCCCGGGCGCCGAGTCGGTCGGCGTCGAGTGGACGACGCCGCGGAAGACGCTCACTGATCCCGCCCGGGAGATCCCGGCGATCATCTCGGGCGTCCGCGCTGGTCTCATGAGCCCGCAGGAAGCGATCCGCGAGCTCGGCTACGACGTCGAGACCGTGCTCGACGAGTGGCAGGCGTTCACGAAGATGGTCGACGAGCGCGGCCTCGTCCTCGATATCGACCCGCGGAAGGTCGCGAAGACGGGCAACCCGCAGCCGGCGTGGATTCTCGATCCCGAGTCGAGCGCCGCCGCCGCCCTGAACGGGAACGGCGCCGCTGACTAGCTAGCCGGCGCGCTCGGCGTCGCGGATCTTCCGAAGATCGAAGAGCACGCGGGCGGCGCTCTCGATATCCATGTTGAACGGCGGCGCGGTCAGCCAGCGGACGATTACCTCGTCGAGCTCGGCGGCGCCGGCGGCTTCCAAGATACGGAGCGCGTGATCGCGCGCTTCCTCCGGCGTACACTGGCGGCGCCAGAGAACCGTCCCGGCGTCGTCGACCTCCGAGAGTTCGACGAGGCCCTTGCCTGTCTTCATTCCGTAGAGCGACCCGGCCCAGAGCGTCGGCACGAGCGGAGCGTCTATCCCGGGTAGGACGTCGGGTGCCACCTAGCGCCGGCGCTCGCGGCGGCTATCGAGCCACGCGCTCACGTCGCGGACCATGACGCGCGGCCAGGCGCCGACGCGGTAGGTCGGGAGATCGCCGGCGGACCGCGCCGCCTGTAACTGGCGGACGCCGATCCCGAGCTGCCGCGCCGCTTGCGGTAGCGTGATCAGCCGCGTTTGGCGCGGAACGGACGGGATCGGCGGGGTTTGGGGCGGACCGGAGCCGAACGGCGCCATGTGGCCGCAACTAGCAGGGTTTGAAAGAGAAATCTACGCGGTCCCCCTTGTGGCCGCGCCGCGCCGGGTCTAGGCGCCCCCCAGATGTGGTGGAGCGCGCGAGTGGGATGCCACACGATCTGGTAGTCCAGCTCCCGCGGTTCGAGCGGCAGGCGACGCTGCTTCCCGAGACGTTCAACGCGGCCGACCGGACGATCGACGTCGTCTGGACGACCGGCGCCCGCGTCAAGCGGGCGAGCTTCTGGTCGGGCGAGACGTGGCTCGAAGAGCTCTCGCTCGATGACGGCGCGGTCGATCTCGCCCGGCTGAACGACGGCGCGCCGGTCCTCGATAGCCATAAGAGCTGGGGCGTTCGGAACATTCTCGGCGGCGTCGTCCCCGGGAGCGCGCGGATCCTTCCCGGCGAGCGCCCGAACGGGATCGCGCAGGTCCGACTCTCGAAGCGCGACGAGATCGCGGACGTCGTCCGGGATATCGAGGACGGGATCATTCGCAATCTCTCCGTCGGCTACGAGGTCGACGAGTTCCAGGAAGTCGACGGCGACGCGCGGCGGAAGGCGAAAGAGCCGCCGCTCATGCGCGCGGTCCGCTGGCGGCCGTGCGAGCTCTCGTTCGTCGCCGTCGGCGCCGACGCCGGCGCGCAGACCCGCGCCGCGCAGCTCGATCTCGCGGAGCTCCAGCGCGCGGCCGCCGTGACGCACCCGTGTCGGGTCCGTCTCGACCAGACACCAAGGAGGACGACCATGCCCGATCCGACGGACCCCCAGAAGCGGGAACGCCCGGAGGACCAGCCGCCACCGCCACCGCCGCCGGACCCGGAAAAGCACGACCCGCCCGACGACGCCGGCGACAAGGAGCGCGACGCGGCCGCGAGCGGCGACGCGCAGGCGGCGGCCGCGCGGGCGATCGCGACCGAGCGGACGCGGATCAGCGAGATCCGCCGCGCCGTCCGCCAGGTCGAGCTCTCCGAGGACTTCGCGGAAACGCTCATCGACGACGGCGTTCCGCTCGACGCCGCCCGGAAACGGATCTTCGAGGAGCTCGCGACGCGCCAGCCGCGGGTCACGGGGACGGCGGCGATCACGGGCGGGCCGCGCGGCGTCGATACGCTCACCCGCGGTCTCGAAGCGATCCTCCGCTACCGGATCGATGCCGGCCGCTCGCCCCTCGCGCCGGAAGGCGAGCCCTGGCGCGCGCGCGGGCTCTTGGAGATCGGCGCGGCCGTGCTGGAGGCACGCGGGGTCCGGACCGCCGGGCTCGATCGGATGACGCTCGCCGGCGGCGCGCTCGGCTTGATCGAAGTCCGCCAGCCGTCGGGCTATCACACGACGTCCGACTTCGCGTTGCTGCTCGGCAACGTCGCGCGGGCGACGCTGATGGCGGCGTACGCGCTCGCGCCGAAGACGTTTCCGCCGTGGACGCGGCAGACCACGCTGCCGGACTTCCGACCGACGAATCGGTTCGCCGTCGGGACGGCGCCGAAGCTCCTGCAGGTCCCGCAACACGGCGAGTACATCCGCGGCCCCTACGGGATCGCGGGCGGCGAGAACATCCAGTTGAACACCTACGGCCGGATTCTCGCCTTCACCCGCCAGGCGATGATCAACGACGACCTCGGCGTGCTGCAGGATATCCCGCAGGCGTTCAGCGCCGCCGCTGCGCAGATGGAGTCGGACGCCGTCTACGGGATCCTCACCGGCAACCCGCCGATGAGCGATGGGCAGCCGCTCTTCTCGGCCGCACACAAGAACCTTGCGGCCGCCGCGACGATCGATCTCGCCGGGATGACGACGGCACGCGCGCTCATGCGGGCGCAGACGACGCCCGACGGACAACTGCTCAATCTCGAACCGCAGTTCCTCATCGTCGGGCCGGCGATGGAGGTTCTCGCGCTCCAGTTTATCTCGACGACCGTCGTCCCGACGAAGAACGCCGACGTCGTTCCCGTCCAGCTTAAATCGCTCCAGGTCGTCGTCGACGGGCGGATCACGGACAAGAGCTGGTATCTCGCCGCCTCGCCCGCCTTCGCGAACACGATCGAGTACGCCTACCTCCAGGGCGCGCCCGCCGGCGGCCCGACGATCGAGACGCGCGTCGGCTTCGATATCGACGGGATCGAGTTCAAGGCCCGCGAGGACTTCGGCGCCGCCGCGGTCGGCTTCCGCGGGCTCGTGAAGACGCCAGGGCTGCCGTGACCGGCAGGAGGTGAGGCATGCGAAACTTCGTTCAGCCGGCCAACGTCATCGGCGTCGTTATGCCGGCCGATGTGCTGAGCGGGCAAGTCGTCCAGGTCGGGAAGATCGTCGGCGTCGCCACGACGGACGGGAAGACCGGCGCGGTCGTCGAGCTGCTGATCGAGGGCGCCGTCGAGCTACCGAAGGACGGCGTCGCGATCACCGCAGGGAGCGCCGCGCATTTCGATCTCCCGACGCAGAAGGTAACGGCGGCGGGCGCGGTCACGCTCGGGTACGTCTACGTCGCCGCCGCGAGTACTGCGACGACTTGCTGGGTGAAGCTGATTCAATCGGCCGCCTAAGGAGCCGGATGCGCGACTTCTGGCAGCCCGGGATGGTCGTGGGGCTCGTGATGCCCCACGACGTGCTGAGCGGCGAAGGCGTCATCGTCGGCCAGCTCTTCGGCGTCGCGACGACCGACGGGAAGACCGGGCAGACCGTCGAGTGTCTCATCGAAGGCGTCGTCGCACTCCCCCGGACGCCGGGCGGCGCGTGGGCAGCGGGCGCGAAGGTCAGTTGGGATGCGACGGCGAAAGTCGTCGCGCTCACGGGCGATCTCACGATCGGCCTGACGACGACGGCGACGATCTCGACCGATACGACGCCGGTCCAGGTGAAGCTCATTCCGAGCATCGTGCTCCCGGCGGGACCGTAGCGATGGGCTGGTGGGACCTGCAGGACGCCGCTCTCGTCGTCCAGATGAACACCTTCGGCGAGCCGGTCGTCTGGTATCCGCCCGCCGGGCCGCCCGAAGGCATTGTCGGTCGCGCGATCTTCGACGAGCCGCCGCGCCATACCGATCTCGGGCTCGTCATGGGCCTGACCGACCAGATTCCGTGGTGTGGCGTCCGCGTCCTCGAGCTGCCGGACGGCTACACGCCGCGGCAGGGCGAGCGCGTCGGGATTCGCGGCGCGGACTGGGAGATCGCCGATCTCTCTCCCGACGGCGGCGGACACGTCCGGATGCGGCTCCTGCGGGTCGGCGCGGGCAGCACGGGGCCGCTCCCGCCGCTTACCTCCCCGGACGACGGGACGGTCGCAGTGGCGGGGCGTCAACGCACCCGGTGGCCGCCCCCGGTCACTGCGACGCCCCGCCCCCTCCTGCGACCCGACGAGTAAACGGCGATGCTCTGGCGGCAGGTTATCCGGGATACGACGGTCGCGCTGCTCAGCGGCCAGACGGACGCCGAGACGCGCGTCTATACGAGTCCCGTCCTGCCGCTCCGCCGTGAGCGCCCGCTCCCGACGCTGTCCGTCTACACGCTGAACGAGGTCACGACGCCGCTCGGCGAGTCCGGCCCGTTCGAGCTCCAGCACGATCTCGATCTCTCGATCGAGTGCGTCGTCGAGCTCCCGACGCCGCCGGAGTGGACGGAAGAGCAACGGCTCAAGGCCGACGTGTGCGCGCCGCTCGATCGGCTCTGCGAGCAGGTCGACCGCTGTCTCCAGTACAACGTCAACTGGTACCAGCCGCTCAAGATCGACATCGTCCGCCGGACGACCCGGACGACGGTCGGCCAGGTCTCGGAGACGGACCGGCGGACAGCGTCGGCCGTGATGATCTATACGGTCGTTTACACCGAGATCGTCGAGCCCGATATTCCGGACGAGCTGCTGTACGTCGATCTCCAGGTCGACGTCATCGACCCGGCGTGCGACCCGAACACCGAGGGGCATCCGACGGAGCCGCCCGACGGCTACCCGGGTGGCTGTCCCGGTCCCGACGGCCGGATCGAGGTCCATCTCCGCGTGCCGAAGACGGGGACGCTCTGGCCGGTCCTGAGCGCCCGGACGCCGGCCGAGTGGCGCGAGCTCTGGAATGCGTTGCTGTTCCCGCGGCGGCCGCTGGGGAGCCCGCCCGGGACCGGCGCGCCAGCACCTACGGAGGACTAACCCCATGCCTGTCGGCTTCAGTCACATCCCGCCTAATCTCCGTGTCCCGCTCTTCTGGGCCGAGTTCGATTCGAGCCAGGCAGGCTATCTCGCGTCGAACCAGCCGGCGTGCCTGCTCGGGCACAAGCTCGCCGACGCGCCGGGACCGGAGGAAGAGCTCGTCCTCGTCTCGGGCGTCGATCAGGCGATCGCGCTCTTCGGCGCCGGGTCGGTGCTCGCCGACATGGTCGACGCCTACCGGCAGAACGACCCGACGGGCGAGCTCTGGTGTATCGCCGTACCCCAGCCGACCGGCGCGGAGGCGACCGGGAAGGTCGTCTTCGCCGGGACGCCGACAGTCGGCGGGCTCGTCGCCGTCTACGTCGGCGGCCGCCGCTATCAGGTGCCGGTCTCGCCGACGAGTACCCCCACGACGCTCGCGACGGCGCTCGTCGCCGCGATCACGGCCGATCTCTCGGCGCCCGCCGTCGCGACGGCGACCGCCGGCGACGTCACGTTGACGGCGCAGGCGGCCGGCGTGATCGGGAACACGATCAACCTGGCGATCAACCTCCGCGGCGTCACCGCCGGCGAGTGGACGCCGGACGGGCTAACGGTCACGCCCACCGCGTTCGCCGGCGGCACCGGCGATCCGGACGTCGCGGCGTCGCTCGCGCTGCTCGCTGACACCGAGTACGACTTCGTCGGCTTCCCCTGGACGGATACGGGGACGCTCGACGACGTCCAGGCGGCGTTCAACGACGTGTCGGGCCGCTGGGCCTGGTCGATCCAGCTCTACGGGCACGCCTTCAGCGCCCGGAGCGGGACCGTCGCGGCGCTCGTCACGTTCGGACAGGCGCGGAACGACCCGCACTGTACCGTGATGGGCTATCCGCCCAATTCCCCCTCGCCGTGCTGGCGCGTCGCCGCCGCGTTGACGGCGCAGGCGGCGGTCGGACTCCGCGCCGATCCCGCCCGGCCGCTCCAGACGCTCCCGCTCGTCGGGATCGCGATCGCGCCGCGCGGGCAGCGGTTCCCGGTCGGCGACCGCCAGACGTTGCTCTTCAACGGCGTCGCGACCTGTACGGCCGGCGTCGACGACGTCGTCCATATCGAGCGGAGCATCACGACCTACCAGCGGAACGCCTGGGCGCAGACCGATCCGTCGTGGCTCGATATCCAGACGCCGGCGACGCTCCAGTACATCGTCCGCCGGCTCCGGAACGCCATCCTGACGAAGTTCCCGCGCTCGAAGCTCGCGAGCGACGGGACGCGCTTCGGCCCCGGGCAGGCGATCGTCACCCCGGCGATTCTCCGCGCCGAGCTCGTCGCGCAGTACTCGGAGCTCGAGGCGGAGGCGGTCGTCGAGAACATCGACGCCTTCAAGAAGTTCCTGATCGTCGAGCGCGATCTGACCGACCCGAACCGCGTCAACGTCCTGTTGCCGCCCGATCTCGTCAACCAGCTCCGCATCTTCGCGATGCTCGTCCAGTTCCGGCTTCAGTTCGCGCCGGACGCGGCGGCGACGGCCGCCTAACGGGAGGACCCGATGCCAGTCATCAACAAGGTCGGCGGGACGGCGTATATCAAGATCGACGGCGAGCAGCTCCTCCTCCGCGGCGATCTCACGATCTCGCCCGACGCGATCCAGCGGACGGGCGTCCCCGGACAGGACGGGATCCACGGCTACACCGAGACGCCGCGGATGCCGTTCATGTCGATGACGATCACCGATCTCGGCCAGGTCTCCCTGACGCGCGTCGCCGACTGGACGAACGTCACCGTTACCGCCGAGCTCATGAACGGGAAGACGTACGTCGGCCGCAACGGCTGGACGTCGGACGCCCGGGAGCTGAACACGAAGGAGGGGAGCTACGAGATCAAGTTCGAGTTCATGAAGATCGAAGAGATCGTCGCGGCGGCGGCGTAGGATGGCGCCTCCCGATCCGCTCGCCACCAACCCGGGGCTTCACGTCGTCGATCCGGCGCCGGCCGCGCGGCCCGGGAGCATCTCCGTCCCGCTCTCGACGCCGATCGACGCGCACGGCGAGCGGTTGACGGTGCTCATACTCCGGCCGCTCACCGTCCCGGATATCAACGAGGCGAACGAGCTCCCGATCAACCTCGACGGCGCGATCGTCCCGCGCGCCGTCTCCGCCTTTATCGCGAAGCTCGCGACGATCCCGCCGACGAGCGTCAACGCGCTCGCACCCGGCGACTGGCTCGCCGCGATGGGGGCGATCATCCGTTTTTTCGGGAAGCAGGTCCCGACCTCGTGAGCCGGGCCTTCGACGTCGCGTGGTTCTTCCACTGCGCGCCGTCGACGGTGCTCGCGCTCTCCGTTGCCGAGTTTCTCGCCTGGGAGCGCCAGGCGCACCGGATTCTGACCCTCCAGCGGGAGGCGGCCGAGCGGTAGATGGCGAACGAAACTACCAGCGCCGACGTCCGCGTCGTCTTCTCCGTCATCGACAAGGCGTCGCCGGCGATCCAAGAGATCACGAAGAGTCTCGACGGGGTCGCGGCGGTCCAGAAGGACATCGCGGCGAGCGCCGCGGACGTCCCGCGCAGCGTCGAGGAGATGGTCAAGAACGCCCCCGGGAATATCTGGGGGCTCAAGGTCCGGGGCGAGGATCCCGCGGCGCAGATCAAGAGCCAGGTCGCCGAGGTCCAGGCGGCGCTCGCGCCGGTGCAGGAGCACATCGCCGGGCTCGGCGAGTCCCTCCGGACGTTCTTCTCGGAGCTCGGGACCGGGATTCGCGACAAGCTCGGCGGCGCGTTTACGTGGATCTCCGGTCAGGCGTCGTCGGTCGGCGGGGCGCTCAAGAGCGCGTTCACCCCCCTGCTCGATATCGCCGCCGGCGCCGGGCTCGGCGCGATCGCTGCGCTCTTCTCCGTCGTCACGTCCGGGATGCGGGAGACCGTCGAGCTCGCCGGGCGGCTCGGGACGCGCGCCGACGCGATCGGCGTCACGGTCGAGCAGCTCCAGGAGCTCGAACACTGGATGACGATGGGGGGCGGGAAGGCCGAGACGCTCGACAAGGGGATGCTGAAGCTCACGCGGACGCTCGGCGCCGTCAAGGAAGGCGCGCGCGGCTCGAAGAACGCCGCCGAGCTGCTCGACCAGATGGGGATCGCGCTCGATAGCGCATCGACCGCCGCGACGGTGCTCCCGCAGATCGCGGACTGGATGGCGAAGACCGAGGACCCGACGCTGCGCGCCCGCGCCGCCTTCGTGCTTTTCGGCGGCGCGGCGACCGACATGGCTGACCAGCTCCGGAAAGGCGCCCCCGCGATCGCGGAAGCGGCGGCCGAACAGCAGCGGCTCGGCGAGCTGACGACGCAGCAGAAGGACGACGCGCTCGCGTACGCGCAGGCGCAGCGCGACTTCGCGACGGCGATGGAGCAGGTCCGGATCGCGATCGGCTCGCAGCTCCTGCCGATCATGACGCCGATGATCAAGGCGATGGGCGACTGGGTCGCCGCGAACCGCGAGTGGCTCGCGCAGGACTTCGCCGGCGGGATTCAGGCGGTCGCGGGCTTCGTGAAGAGCACGAAGGACGAGATCGAGGGCCTCGTCGGCGCCTGGCGGACCGTCAAGACGGCGGTTGTCGACGTCTGGACGACGATCAAGAGCTACACCGATACGCCGCTCGCCGATATCTGGGATCCCGTCGTCGCCGCGATCACGAGCGCGTGGGCGCAGATCAAGCCGATTCTCGACGCGATGCTCGCGACGCTCGCCGCGATCGGCGGCGCGATCCGGAAGATCGGCGGCTACGCGACGACCGCCTTCGGGACCGTTACCGGCGCCGTGAAGGACGCACAAGACGCCTGGGATCGGTTCAAGGGGCAGGCGCCGCCGACGATCGCCGCCCCGCCGGGAACCGGGACCGCCGCCGGGAGTCTAATCGGCGCCGTCGCCGGCGGCGCGCCGGCGAACGGGCAAGTCAACGTCGTCATCGAGAACAAGAACGCCCCCCCTGGGCAGAAGACGACCGCGACGGCGACCGGGCCGGGCGTCCGGACGCAGGTCGACGTCGGGAAGTCGATGCCGTGGAGCGCGCCGGAGTACAGCGGGCCGTGGTCGCCCGCGGGAGCCTAGGCGATGGCGCGGCAGGTCAGCTACTTCGATGGTCCGGCCCGGGCGCCCGGCCGGCGGCGCCGCGCCGCGGAGCTCCGGTCGTGGCGGGCACGGCTCCGGCCGGCGTCGTGGCGCGGCGTCCCGTTCTTCGTCGGCGAGGCGTCCGGCGAGGTCGGCCGGCGCTACGAGATGCACGAGTATCCACAGCGCGATCAGCCGTGGGCGGAGGATCTCGGCCGGTCGCAGCGGAAGTGGTCCGTCACCGGCTACGTGCTCGGCGACGACTACATGGGCACCCGCGACCGGCTGCTCGCGGCGTGCGAGCAGTCCGGCGTCGGGAAGCTCGTCCATCCCTATCTCGGCGAGCTCCACGTCGTCTGCGACCGCTTCCGCTACACCGAGCGGGACGAAGAGGGCCGCATCTGCCGCTTCGAGCTCTCGTTCGCCGAGCCGGGTACGAAAGGCGCGCCGACGGCGCGGCGAGCGGCCGGCGCCGCGCTCCAGGGCGCCGCCGCCGGGCTCCAAGCCGCCGCCGTGTCGGCGTTCGCGGGGCTCCTGTGAGCTTCCGCGTCGCCGGCTTTCCCGACTTCGTCGCGGTCGCGGCGGCGGCGAACCTCGCGCACCTCGCGGCGATTCTCGAAGGGCTCCGCGGCCCGACGCTCCAAGTCCCGGAGCCGCTCGCGCTGGAGACCCGCCGCCGGATTCTCACGCTCGCGGCGCTCGATCCCGCCGCCGTCTCGGCCGAGACGATCGCGACCGTCGTACTCGACGCCGTCGCTGCGTTTTCCGCGGGCGTCTCGCCGCCGACGGCGCTCGACGGGCTCGAGGCACTCACCCTGGTCACGTTCCCGCCCCCGACGCCGACGACGGCGACCCCCGCCCGCGCGCAGGAGACCGCGAACGCCGCCTGTCTGACGGCGCTCGTCCAGCAAGCGGCAGCGGCGGCGCTCCCGGGGCCACTCGCGACGATCCCGCTCGCGGCGTACGAGGATCTCGTCGCGGTCCGCACCCGCGTCGTCGCGCTTTGCGACCGCGTCGAGGCGCTCGCGACCGACGCCGTCTTCGCGGCGCTCGCCGCGGTCCGCGCGGAAGCGATCGCGCAGCTCGCGGTCCGCGGGACGACCTTGCAGCCGCTGCGACCCTACGTGACCGCCTTCCCGCGGCCGAGTCTGACGCTCGCGCAGCGGCTCTATCAGGACCCGAGTCGGGATCAGGAGCTCGTCGCCCGGACGGGCGCCGTCCATCCCGGCTTTCTCCCCCAGACGGGGCTCGTGGCGGCGGCCTAGCCGATGGGCGTCACCGTACGACTCGGCGGGATCGACTACGACGGCTGGCACGCCGTCTCCGTCCAGCGCGGGCTCGAACAGGCAGCGGCGCAGTTCTCCTGTAGCGTCTCCGAACGGACGACGGGCTCCCCGATGGAGCCGTGGGTGCTCCGGCCCGGCTCGCCGTGCTCGATCTACCTCGACGGCGAGCTCGTCGTGACCGGCTACATCGACACCTACATGCCGCGGTACGACGCGCACTCGCACGGCGTCGAGATTCGCGGCCGCTCGCGGACCGCCGACTTCGTCGACGGCGCCGCGATCGTCCCGGGCGGGCAGTTTAAGCAGCTCTCGCTCCTGGAAATCGCGGAACGGCTCGCCGCGCCCTTCGGCTTGTCGGTCGCCCCGTCGGCCGGGATGGCGACAGAGTCCGCGCGCCCGTCGCCGGACTTCGTCGGCCCGATGCCGCCGCTGCAGGACGTCCAGGTCCAGCAAGGAGAGACGTGCCATGCGCTTCTCGAACGGCTCGCGCGGCTGCAAGGACTGCTCATTACGGATACCGCCGACGGCCAGCTCGCCCTCACCCGCGTCGGGAGCGGCGTCGCCGTCACCGCGCTCGTTCAGGGCGACAACATTCTCGGCGCCAGCGCCGAGCTCGACGCCTCCCAGCGGTACTCCGAGTACACCGTCAAGGGACAGCGAGCGAATACAGATGATCGCGAAGATCGGACAGGAGCGGCTCCGGCAGTTGGCGGCCGGGAGACCCAAGCACCCCCCAGCGCCGCCGGCGATAGCGTCCGCGCGTGTATCGGCGCCGTCCTCGACTCGTTCGTCGGGCGCTATCGGCCATGGCTCCTGACCGCCGAGACGCAGGCCGACGACGCCATGTGCCAGCTCCGCGCCGCGTGGGAAGCGCGGCGCCGCGCCGGGCATTCGACACGCGCGTCCGTCGTCGTTGCGGGCTGGCGCCAGGTTCCCGGCGGCCCGCTCTGGGACGTCAACCTGCTCGTCCCGGTGATGAGCCCGTGGCTCGGGATCGACCGCGTGCTGCTCGTCTCGTCCGTCGAGTTCCGGAAGGACGACGGCGGGAGTACGACGCGCCTGGAGCTCACGCTCCCCGACGCCTACGCGACCGAGGGCGACGCGATCCCGGGCGCCGACTCGGCGAGCGGGGCGTCGCCGGGCGGCGGCGCCGATCTCTGGAGCGGCGGCTCGATCAGCAGCATCGTCGCCGGCGTGGGAGGGATCTTCCTGTGAGCCGCGAGCAAGAGCTGTCGCGGCGGATCGCGATGGGGACGACCCGCGGCCGGATGGCGCTCGTCAACGACGACAAGAAGCTCCAGCAAGTCCAGGTCGAGCTGCTCGCCGACGAGACGAAGGACAACGTCGAGCGGTTCCAGCAGTACGGCTTCACGTCGGTCCCGCTCGAAGGCGCGGAGGCGCTCGTCGTCTTTCTCGGCGGCGGCCGGGATCACGGGATCGTCTTCGCGATCGACGATCGCCGCTACCGGCTGACGAAGCTCGAAGCGGGTGACGTCGCGCTCTACACGGACGAGGGGACGAAGATCGTGCTCGGGCGGAAGCAGCAGATCACGATTACGGCCGACACGCTCAAGCTCGACTGCTCCCACATCATCGTGGACGGCGACACGCTCGAAATCTCGGCGTCGGACTCGATCAAGATCACGTCGCCGAGCGTCGACGTGAACGAGAGCTAACGCGATGCCGGCGGTTCAGCGTATGAGGGATCAGAACGCCGGCGGCGGCGTGATCCAGACGATCCCGCAGTCGTTCGTCCGGGTCGACGGGCTCGCCGTCGCCGTCGTCGGGTCGCGCGGCTCGGCGCACCCGCCGTGTCCCGAGGTCCAGGCGCACTGCCTGAACGTCTGGGCGACGGCGGTCGGCGCGCCGCGGGTCCGGATCGCCGGCTTTCCCGTCATCCGGGCGCAGGATCTCGATACGTGCGGGCATCCGCGGATCGGCGGCTCGTCGACGACGCGCGTCGGGAACGGCGGCGGCGCCCCTGGCGGGCCGAACGACTGGGACTCCGCAGAATGGGAGACGGCGGAATGGCAGTAGTACGCCCCCTCAAGAGCGCCGGCGGCCGGACGTACGTCGAAGAGAAGGCGCTCGGCGATCCGCACATCCAGGCGGACGAGGTCGACGCCGACTTCGATACGATTTACGCCGCCGTCAATGCGATGCCCGCCGGCCCGCCCGGTCCGCAGGGACCGGCGGGACCGACCGGCGCGCCGGGACCGCAAGGGCTGCCAGGGTCGACCGGCGCGACCGGCGCGCAGGGGCCGAAGGGCGATGCCGGCACGACCGGCGCGCAGGGGCCGGCTGGTACGCCCGGCGCGCAGGGATCGCAAGGCGTGCCCGGTCCGACCGGCGCGACCGGCCCGCAAGGGCCGCCGGGCCGCGCCGGGTGGTCGCTCTGATGGCGGACGTTCGGACGGCATGGTCGCCGGCGACGGCGCCGCTCTACGGCGACTGGCTGATCGAGCCCCCCGGGCTCGCCGCCGACCACGATCTCGAAAGCGCCGTCTTACTCTCGCTCTTCACCGACGACAGCGCGCACCCCGACGACGTCATCCCGGATGGGACCGACGACCGCCGCGGCTGGTGGGGTAACTGGGAGCGGCCCGAAGCGATCGCGCTCGGCTCGCGGCTCTGGCTGCTCTCCCGCGAGAAGTCGACGGACGAGACTCGGCGCCGGGCCGAAGAGTACGCGGCGGAGGCGCTCCAGTGGCTGCTCGACGACGGCGTCGCAGCGGCCGTCGACGTCGCCGCCGCCTACCTGGAGCTCGGCCCGGTCCCGCCGCAGACGCTCGCGATGCAGATCGCGATCACGCGCGCGGACGGGACCGTCTTCGAGAAACGCTATGCGTGGGCCTGGGAGCAGCTCGCCGCCGCGGGCGTCGCGACCGACGTCGTCTCGTGGACGAGTCAAGGCGCTGCCTGATGCCGTTCGATCGCCCGACGCTCGCGCAGCTCCGCGACCAGATTCGCCGCGACTTCAACGCCCGGCTCCCGGGCGCCGACGCGCTACTCCGGCAGTCGAACCTGAGCGTCATCGCCGACGTGTTCGCCGGGATCTCCTACCTCCACTACGGCTATCAGGTCTGGCTCTCGCAGCAGCTCTTCCCGGATACCGCCGAGAGCGTCTTTCTCGACCGCTGGGCGTCGATCTTCGGGATCACGCGGCGGCCGGCGACCGCGGCGCTCGGCGCGATCGCCGTCACCGGGACGCCGGGCGCGACCGTACCCGCTGGCGCAGAATGGCAGCGGACCGACCGCGTCCGCTACCAGACGTCGAGCGGCGCGACGCTTGGCGAAGACGGGACGGCGACGGTCGGCGTCGCGTCTGAGACCCTTGGCGTTGTCGGCGACGCGACCGTCGGCGCGAGCGTCGCGAGCGTCGGCGCGATCGCGGGCGTCAACCCGCAAGCGACCGTCGCGGCGCCCGGGATCGGCGGCGGGGCGGACGAAGAGACGGACGAGCAGCTTCGGACGCGGCTGCTCCTGCGGATCCAGATGCCGCCGCACGGCGGCTCCGCGAATGACTACATCGCCTGGACCCTCGAGGTCCCCGGCGTCACGCGCGCCTGGGTCGTGCCGCTCGGTTACGGGCCGGGGACCGTCGTCGTCTACTTCACGATGGACGACGCCGCGCATGCGCCGGACGGGATTCCGACCGCCGCCGCCGTCGCCGTCGTCCAGGCGCACCTCGATCAAGTGCGCCCCGTCGGCACGCAGGTCTTCGTTCGCGCGCCGGTCGCGCATCCGATCGACGTGACGATCCACGCGCTCACGCCGGATACGCCCGCCGTCCGCACCGCTGCGGAAGCCGAGCTCGCCGATACGATCATGCGGCACGCGTCCCCCGGTCAGACCGTCTTCGTCTCGTGGCTCTGGGAAGCGGTCTCGATCGCCGCTGGCGAGCGCCACCATACGATCGTCGAGCCACCGGGCGACGTCGTCCTGCCGGCGACCGATCTCGCCGTTCTCGGCGCGGTGACGTATGTCGACTAATCCGCCGCCGGTTGTCGCGCTCTGCGATCTCACGGTCGACGACTGGACGCGGACGCTCGTCGATCTCCTCCCGCGAGGGGCCGTCTGGCCGCGCGACCCGGCGACGGTGCTCTGGCGCTTCTGGATGGCGATCGCCGACGAGATGATGGCGATCCAGCGTCGCGACTGCGATCTGCTCGCGGAGAGCTACCCCTGCGGCGCGGTCGAGCTCCTCCCGGACTGGGAGCGCGTCCTCGGACTTCCGGACGAGTGTACCGAGCAGCAAGACTGGCCGCTCACGTCGCGCCAGGCGTTTGTCTGCGCGAAGCTGGCCGCGCAGGGCGGGGCCAGTCGCACCTACTTCATCGAGCTCGCGGCGTCGTACGGGTACACGATCTCGATCACCGAGCACGAGCCCTGGCGGATCGGCTGTCGCGACTTCTGCGACTGCTACGTCGGCGAGCCGGTCTCATGGTGGACGGTCTCGGCGGTCTCGCTCCCCGTGACGCACGCGACGGTCGGCTGCTGGCAGCTCGGCGAAGCGATCTGCGTCGTGCAGGGCGCGGACGTCCTCGAATGCATCATCCGTCGCGCCGCGCCCGCCAATACGCTCGTCACGTTTGCGTACACGCTCATCCCCGCAGCCTGGAACACAGGCCGCTGGAATTTCGAGGCTTGGAGCTAACGACGATGGGAACGCCGACGCTGACGCGCCCGCTCAAGACGAACAACACCCGGACGTACGTCGAGGAGGTCAACTCCGTCGCGCCCGCTGACGCGCCGATCCTCGCGCCGGAAGTCGACGCCGATCTCGACACGCTCTACAGCGCCTGGAACAATCCGGCGAGCGCGTTTCCGCCCATAGGCGCAGCCGGGGGCGATCTCGCCGGCTCCTTCTTCCCGGCGCCGGTCGTGGCGCCCAACGCGATCACGACGGCGAAGGTCGCGGACGCTGCGATCCAGAGCACGAAGCTGGCAGACGCGCCGCTTGGCGTCACGACGGCGAAGGTTAACGACGCCGCCGTCACGCGCGCCAAGATCGCCGCCGATGCTTGGTTGAACCCGGTTCCTGCCGGGGCTGACGTCGGTAAGGTTCTCGGCGTCACCGCCGGTCCCGTACTCGGCTACGTCGTCCCGCCCGGTGGCCCGCCCACAGGCGCAGCCGGGGGCGATCTCGTTGGATCGACCTACCCCAATCCCGTCGTCGGCGCGGGCAAGATCACGAAGGCGAAGCTCGGCCCGGATGTCTCGGGCCTCGTGTACCAGGACCTCAATACGCCCCAGAACGTCGGGTCGAATACGACGGCCTTCGTGAACCTGCTCGACCTGTCGGCGCTGGGAACCCTCCTGGTCAATCGGCGCTATCGCCTGATGACCGAGGGCTTCTGGAGCAAGGCGGTCGCGTGCGACCTGGTCCTGGCGATCTGGATGGGCGCGCCCGGTCAGGTCGTCTCGGGGGTCATGTCGCCGGCTAGCATCACGACCGAGTCTGTCTATTACCTCATGGACTTCACCTTTTTGTGGTTCTCGGCCGGCAACCTCTGGATCCGGTTTAACATGACGATCTCGAGCGCGGTCGCAAGCGGCGCGCTCGCGACGGGGTTTGCTCGAAGCCTCATCAAGGTCAACGGGTACACAGGCTTCGCGGGGCAGCCACCGCTGATCCAGATCGGGTTCAGCGTCGCCAACGCGGGCAACGGCGTCACGCGCTACCCGGCGATGGTCGAAGTCCTGTGACCGGAAGGAGAGACGCGCATGTTTACGGGACCTGATGGCGGCGACGCCGTTGCCACGCCGCCCGCCTTCTCGCCGGTCGGCCCGCATCCCGGCGGCTTCTTCGCCGACTGCAATCCGGGGCAGAACTTCCCGGGCACACGGCCGATTGCGGAGCACTTCAACGAGCTGATCCTCAACCTCCACGCGCTCTTGACGAAGGCGCACGTCACGCCCGCCAAGGGCGACCCGACGATGCTCTGGCAGGCGATCCTGAACCTGCCGATCATCAAGACGGCCGTCACGCTGAACGTCTCGACGAGCGGCTCCGCGACGCCCGCGAACCCGTGGGCCGGCGATCCCTTCAATTCCGTCCAGGCGGCGCTCGCGTTTCTCTATCCCTATTGGATCGTCCCGCCCGGCTCGGTCACGATCCAGATTGCCGCCGGCACGTATCCCAGCACGACGCCGATCTTCGTCCAGCACCCGTTCGCCTACAACGTGACGCTGCTCGGCGCGGGACCCGGCGCGACGATTCTCGTCTTTACCGACAGCGAGGGGATTCACTGCCAAGAGGCGAGTCTCGGGATGGTCCGCAACCTGACCATCCGGGGCGGCGGGACCGCGAGCAGTAAACCGAACGGCGTGTACGTCCATAACGGCGTGATCGGTCTCGACACCGTCACCGTCGAGCAGTTCCGCGGAAACGGCGTCTGGATCGACCGCAGTACGTGTAACCTCCTCAACACCGTCACGATCCAAGACAACGGCGGGAACGGCCTGTTCGTCACTGCCGGGAGCGGCATCTACGGGAACGGCGGCACGCTCGTCGCCAACCGGAACGCGGGCGACGCAAACGTCAACGTAGCCGCCTCGTCAGGCGTGCTCTCGACGGTCCAGACGACGGGCGGGCTGCGCGGCCTCTGGGTCAACGCCTGTGGCGCTCTCTACGTGAGCGCGCTGACGGTCGCCGCCGTCACGATCGGGACAGACGCCGTCGTGGTCACGGCCCAGTCCGCGCTGCTCGCGCAGCCAAACCCCGTAGCGAACGCCTGGACCGTCGCCGCCGGCCAGAGTTTCCACGCGGATCAGATGGGCCTGATCATGGGCGGGATCGCGCTCGCGACGGCGAATCGCCCGAACGCGAGTCCCGCGATCAACACCGTCGGCAATATCCAGTCGTACATCCAGACGACGTAAGGGAGGTAACCCCGTGCAATGCGTGATCCGTGATGGAGAGGACTTCGTCTTTGCGACGCACGAGGACGGCCAGCCGAACATCGCGGCGCTCTATCCGGGCGCGACGATCGTCCCGAACGTCTCGAACACGTTTCGCTGGGCGCTCGACGAGTACAACCGATTCCGCGACCCGCGACGCTTCGCGAGCCCGGACGGCGCGCCGCTCGGGATGGGCCCGTGACGATCGGCATCACCCCGACGCCCGAGTCGCAACGTCCGCCGCCGCCACCGAACCTTCCGGGATGGCTCGGGTCCGCCGTGCAGGTCACGACACAGCTCGGGTTCCCGGCCGTCGTAGCCGGCGTGCTGCTCTGGTTTGTGCTCTCGCGCGTCGGCGCGACGCTCGAAACGATCAACCAGGCCGAGGACGACCGGACGCACATGCTCGCGGCGATGCAGGACACGATGATCGCGGCGCTCGATCGGCAGGGGTCGGTCATCGAGAAAGCGATCCACGAGAACATGGCCGTCAATAAGGAGCTCGCGACCGAACTCCGCGCGACGCTCGCGGCGCGACGACACGACGTCGACGAGCGACGCAAGGACCAAGAGTGAGCGATCGGCCGGCGGGGCTTGCGGATCGCGTCCTGGACTTCGCGAGCGGGATCACGACGTGGCGGCGCGCGGCGATCACGCTCTTTCTCGGCGCGGGGGCGCTCTTTGGAACGATCGTCTACAAGGCGCAGGATCGCCTAGTCGCGGCGTTCGAGGAGCTGGTGCGGACGCCGGCCACGATTCGCCTGCACGCGGCGAACGCCGACGCCGTGGCGAACCAGCTTATCCAGGTGATGCCGCACGGGCCGACGCTCGTCCTCATCTTCTCGATCGCGCTGGAGGCGAACGAACGCCGACTGGTTGCCGCCGCCACGGCCCCGGAATTGGAGCCGCTACTCACGGACAAGCTGCTGACGCGGCTGCGCGCGGGGCTGCCGCTGCTGCGGATCGGCGCGCCTGGAGTCAACCGCCTGATCATCGGCGTGCTCAATGGCGACACGCCCTGCGGCGACCCGCTCTACACCCCCTCGGAGGAGCGCGTGGCAACGCAGTTCCATGTGGGTTTTGTCTGCATGGTCGGCGTCCCGCCCGAGGTCGGTCAGCTGGTCGGCGCGATCGTCATCGGCTGGCCGGACCCGCCCGCCGACGACGTTCTGGAGCTATCGCGTCCGGCGATGATCCGCGCGAGCAACGAGCTCGCCGGACGCGGGAAAGAGGACGCGACGAGATGAGTGCGAAAGCATGGCGGCTGGCGAAGGCGCTCGGCGCGACCGGCAAGGACGGGCTGCTCGCCGAGATCAACACGCGGTCGCCGAAGCGTGACAAGGCGAGTGACGGCGGCATTGGCGACGCGGCGCACTCGGCGCGGTCGAGCGATCACAACCCCTGCGACTGCTGCCGCGTCGTCTGCGCGCGGGACTTCACGCACGATCCGACGGGCGGCTTCGATTCCTACGCCTTCGCCGAGTGGCTCCGCGCGCGCGTGCGCGCCGAGCCGCCGGAGGCGCGCGTCAAGTACGTTATCTCGAACGGGCGGATCTTCTCCGGGCTCGGGCAGCCGCACCCCCCCGGCGTCTGGCGGCCGTATAGCGGCAAGAACAAGCATGCCCACCACGTCCACGTCTCCGTCCGCCACGGCGCCGCGCTCTACGACGACGCGCGGCCGTGGGGCTGGAGCGCGGAGTAGAAAGCGGAGACTTCAGGATGATCCAGCGCAAATACTTCTTCGATAGCGTCCGCGGGACGCTCTTCGGCGGACACCTGACGCAGGACCAGGTCGACGGGCTCAACGTCTTTCTCGCCTACGCCGACGAGGAAGGGCTCGACGACCGCTGTCTCGCCTACATTCTCGCGACGACCTTCCACGAGACCGCCGCGACGATGCAGCCGATCGCCGAGTACGGGAAGGGCGCCGGGAAACCCTACGGGACGCCGGACCCCGAGACGGGCGAGACGTACTACGGCCGCGGGTACGTCCAGCTCACCTGGCGGGAGAACTACCAGAAGCAAGACGACAAGCTCGCGCTTGCCGGGACGCTCGTCGCGGACGCCGACCGCGCGCTCGAGGCGGAGCTCGCCGTGCTCATCATCTGCGAGGGGATGCGCGACGGCGACTTCACCGGGAAGAAGCTCGCCGACTGGATCGACGCCGAAGAGACCGACTTCTACAACGCCCGGACGATCGTCAACGGCCACGATCGCGCCCAGGACATCGCCGGCTACGCCGCCGAGTTCGCCGCGGCGATCACGCATACCGCGGACGAGTTCACGACGGCGGTCTAGCGCCGGCGCGGAGACACATCACCCAGCCCGGCGGCAGGATCGGGACCGGGACGAGCGTCCCCGGCGGCGCCGCGGCGAGCTCCGCGAGCGCTGGGCCGAGCGGCGCGGCCGGGAAGACGGGATAGCGCCAGCTCGCCGCGACGCCGGCGAGAAACACCGCCCCCGCGACGCCGGCGATCGTCGTCCGGAGCCAGGGCGGCCGGATCACGCTGACGACCCAGCCGAAGACGACGATCAGCGCGAGCACCGGGAGAAAGAAGTAGCGGTTCCCGCCGGTCTCCGCGACGAGCCAGCGCCATTGCGAGTCGTGCCCCGCCCCGATCGGCTTGAGCAGCGCGCCGACGAGCAGGAGCCCGCCGTAGAGCGCGACGAGCCGCGCCGGCCGCGGCGCCCGGACCGCGAAGGCGATCCCGGCCGCGGTCGTCGCGAGCACGAGCGCGAGCGCGAGACCCCCCCGCCGCACGGCGAAGAGATTGACCGCGACGTTCCCCTCGCGGCCCGTCGCCGCCGGGAGAATCACGCGGTCCGCCAGCAGGTAGACGAGCCGCGCCGGCGACGCGCCGAGCGGGGGGTGGAATCGCGACGGGATTCCCGGGCACGGCGGTGCATCGGGCGCCGCGACGACCGGCGGGACGCTCGCGCGCCGAGACGACCCGACGGCGAGCACGAGACCCTGAACGAGCGCGAGCGTCACCGTCAATGCGAACACCAGCCGCCACCAGCGCGCCGCCCGGTTCTCCGCGACGCGGCACGCGGCGAGCACGACGAGTGCGAAGACGAAGGGGCCGGTCAGCCCGCAGGCGACGAGCGTCGCGGCGCTGAGGATCCGCCCGCGGTGGGTCCGCGGCGGCGGCGCGATCAGGAGCAGACCGGCGACCACCGCGAGATGCCACTGCGCGTTCGTCAGGTTCGCGTGGAGCTCCCAGTCGGGGACCGCGACGAGCAGCCCGGCGAGCCCGACGCGGAGCGCCGTCGACGGGACGATCGCTCGCCCGGCGGCGGAGAGCAGGAAGACGACCGGCGCGAGCTGACAGGCGAGCGCGACGGCGACGAAGAGCGTCGGGACCGCCGGGATCGGAAGCGTCGCCGCGGCGACCCATGCGACGAACCGCGGGACGACGACGAGATAGCCGGCCGTCGTCGGCCAGAGCACGCTCGACGCGCCGACGTTGTAGGCATCGGCGAAGTAGCCACCCTCTTCCGCCCAGAGCTGCGGATGGAAGACGGCGGCGGGCCGATGCGAGATCAGGAGCGCCAGGGCGAGCGCCGCCCCGCCGATCGGCGTCCGGTACATAGCGCGGCGCTGGGTCTAGCGTGCGCGCCGGCGATCGTCCACGCGCGCCGGCGGATGTGTCCGCTGCGCGAGCGTCGCGTAGCAACGCCCGCAGACGAGCCGGTCGGGCGTCGCATAGTCGCCCGGCTGCCAGAACGCCCGGCCGGGCGGATGCGGCGGACACTTCCGCGCTTCGCGGTGGCGGAGGGACTCGCGTTCGAGCCGGGAGAGCGAGCTCTTCACAACCGCCCGAGTAGCAGGAGAATCACGACGACGACTAGGATGGTCCCGACGGCGCCGGTCGGGGCGTAGCCGTACGAGTGATACCCCCAGGTCGGCAAGCCGCCGACGAGCAGCAGGATCAGCAGGATCAAGAGCACGAGACCCATTCGATCACGCTCCTTTCACGCTGCGGCGGCGGACCTCCAGGATCGCGGTCGGATCGCGGAGCCGGGCGAGCTTCGCGATCTCTTCCGCGATCCGGGCGATCGTCGCCGGCAGCCAGCGGTCGGTCAGCGCCGAGATATGCTGCGTCTCGGCCGAGCGCACCCGAAACTCGATGACCCGCGGCGTCCTCATCGCCGCGCCCGTTGTCGCGCAGCGCCGCAGCGCGCGCAACTATCGACGAGTGCCTGGTGACCGGCGCTGACGCGGGGACGAATGCGTGGGCTGCGGGTGCTGGGCCAAGCGCGCCTTCCACGCTTCTTCGACCAGGACCTCGAGCATGTTGGTGATCGCGCGGTTCTCGCCGGCGGCCCATCGCGTCACGTCGCGATCGACTTCGACACGCAACCGCACGTGGCGACTGACAAAACTTCCAGCGGGACGAGCGGGGCGTGGTACGCGCGGCGTTCTATGCCGTGGCAGCCGTTGTAAGACAAGAGTAGCCATGAGGAGTAAATAGGCGC